ATTTGGTTCAACGCCGACACGACGCAAGCCGGGCTCGATGCCCTGGGCTGGTATCACGAGAACATCGACCCGAGCCGGGGCATTGGATTAGGCCCCGAACACGATTGGTCCTCACACGCCGCCGACGCTTTCGGCATGATGTGCGTTGCCTATGAGGCGCCGCGCGAGAAAAAAACAATCACCCGCCGCGTCATCGCCGGCCAGGGCTCATGGATGGGATAGCTGATGGCTGATCGGGACATTCTGGCCGAGGAGAAAGAAGCGTTTGAGGTCGCGGCGGATGCCGAGGCCGAAAACCGCGCCATGGCCCTTGATGATTTGCGCTTCGCCCGCCTCGGCGAGCAATGGCCGGACAAGATCAAGCAGGAGCGCGAGCGCGAGGGCCGCCCGATCCTGACCATCAACAAATGCTTGCCGTTCATTCGGCAGGTGGTCAACGACGCTAGGCAGAACAGGCCGCAGATCAAGGTCAAGCCGGTCGATGATCACGCCGACCGCGACACGGCTAACGTTTTGGAAGGCCTCGTTCGGAATATCGAGCGCACCAGCAAGGCCGACGTGGCCTATGATACGGCTGTCGATTACGCGGTTTCGTGCGGGATCGGGTACATCCGCGTCAACATCGACTACGAATACGACGACACCTTCGACAAGTGCCTGAAGATCGAGCGCATCGACAATCCTTTCAGCGTCTACGGCGACCCGTTCGCCCATTCCATGGACGGTTCCGATTGGAACCGGGCCTGGGTCACTGAATTGATGACCAAGAAAGAGTTTGAGGCCAAGTATCGCGGGGCGCAGGATAGCGGATGGGAGGCGCTTGGATATGAAGCCCTCAAATCGCCTTGGCGCGACGGCGAGGAAATCCTGTTGTGCGAGAGCTGGTCGCGTGAGCCGGCGGAACGGGAAATCTACCAATTGAGCAACGGTCAGGTTGTCGGGCGGGCCGAATACGAGGCCGCCGCCGACATCATGCAGATGGCCGGGGTCGTGCCGGTCAATAGCCGCATGACCAAAGCCTACAAGATCACGCAGCGCATCATGACCGGCGCGGAGGTGCTGGAAGAAAACGAATGGGCCGGGCAATATCTGCCAATCATCCCGGTCTATGGCGAGGAGTTCACGGTTGAGGGCAAGCGGTATCATCGCTCGCTTATCAATGGCGCTAAAGACGCCCAGCGCATGTTCAACTATTGGAGGACGACCGCCACCGAGCTTGTGGCGCTGGCGCCGCGAGTGCCGTACATTGGCGAGGAAGGCACGTTTGACGCCGACCCTAACTGGCTGACGGCCAACACGCAGAGCCATGCCTATTTGCAGTTTTCCAGAGGCAAGCAGCCGCCAATCCGGCAACCGCTCGATAGCGGCACGGCGGCGGGCGCGATGACCGAGGCTCTTGCCGCGTCCGATGACATGAAGGCCATCATCGGCATGTACGACGCGAGCCTAGGCCAGCGGTCGAATGAAACCAGCGGGCGGGCCATCATGGCCAGGCAACGCGAGGGCGATGTTTCGACGTTTCATTTCATTGACAACTTGGCTAGGTCGATTCGGCATGTGGGGTGCGTCTTGCTGGACATGATCCCTAAAGTTTACAACGGCCAGCGCGTCATTCGTATCATCGGCGCGGATGAAACCGAGAGAACCGCCCGCGTCGGCAAGCCGGACGAAAACGGGCCTTTGCCCGATGGGGCCGAGCGCATCTATGACTTGAGCCTTGGCCGCTATGACGTGGCCGTCGATACGGGACCGTCATTCACCACGCGCCGTGAGGAAACGGCCATGCAGATGACGGAATTGATCCGCGCCTATCCGCCCGCTGCGCCGTTGATCGGCGATTTGCTGGTGAAGGCGCTGGATTGGCCGAACGCCGACGAAATTGCAGAGCGCATCAAATCCATGATGCCGCCCCAGGCGAACGGTGGCCTGCCGCCCGAACTGCAAAAGATGATGGCGGACGGCAAGCAGATGATTGACCGCTTGCAGGCCGAGAACATGCAGCTCAAATCCGGCGCCCAGTCCGACGCCGTGCGGGCCGAGATCGACCGTATGAAGGTCGAGCTTGACCGCCAGAAAGTGCAGATCGAGGCCTACAAGGCCGAGACGGAGCGAATGCAGGCAGAACAGGCCATGGCGGCGCCGCTTCCTCCCGTACAGCCCGCAGCTTCGCCGGTCAGTGTCAGCATCCCGGAGACGCTTGGCGAGAGCGTTCTTAACAGCATCGGCCCGGCGGTCGCCCAGGCGGTTTCCCAGGCGGTTGGCCAGTTGCCGCCGCTTCAGGTTAACATGCCGCCTCCGGTTAGGATGAGGCGAAGGCCGGTTAGAGACAAAAACGGGTTGATTGTTGAAACGATTGACGAGCCGATTAACGAGATGGTGAACTAAAATGGCCACCTATACCAAGTACGAAACCGCGATTGAAAAGCTGTGCAACAAGCTGATCGACGCCTTCGGCACAACCGACACATGGAAGGTTGTGATCCACACCGACGCGCCGGTCACGGCCACCGACAGCGTGTTGACCGACCTGACGCAGATTTCCGGCTCGAACGGCTACACGACAGGCGGTGACAACGCCACGTTCAACAGCACGAGATCGGGCGGCACCGTCACGGCGACGGGAACCGATATTGTTTGGACCGCATCTGGCGGCAACCTCGGCAACTCGACAACGGGCCGATATTTCACGCTGTACGATGACACGGCGACGAATGACGATCTATGGTGTTCCTGGGATTACGGCACCACCTTCACCGTAGCGAGCGGCGAGACGATGACACTGGATTTCGGCGCGAGCATCTTCACAATCGCATGAGACACATTCCAGCATGTAACCGCGTCAAGGCGCAATCGGTGTGGGCTTTGCTCCCGGCCAAATATTACGAGGCATTGGAGCAGAACCAAAAGATTGCCTCTTGTTGTCGGCACCCTGAGAACCATGACATCGAGGCGCTCTATTCGTCCGAAATCGAACGCGACAAGGGAACGCCTGACGTTTACGTTTTCCACTGCACATGCGGTCGCAAGCACACGAGGTTTTGCGTCGGCGGAGGCGACATTAGGCCGGTCTGGGAAGTCCGTTAACGGCGGACGGGAGGAGCCTCCATGGCCGTCTCAATAAGCAGAACAGCGGACCCGGCAGGCGTAAGCGCATCCAGCAACGTCGTCACATATAGCACCCAAAGCATCGGAACTGCGGCTGAGGACCGCGTTATTTTCCTGCTTGTCGGCTCGGAACTCGCCAGCGCCAGCCCGAACAGCGCGACGATAGACTACGGAACCGGCGCGGTGGCGATGAGCGCCGGAACGCAGGGCAACTTTGGCGCGGTCTACTCAAGAATATTCTACGCCAAGGCCCCAACCGGAACGACTGCTGATTTTGCAGTTACATTTGGTGCCAACCCGAGCAACACCCAAAACCACGTTTCGGTCTATCGTGTTGTCGGGGCGCGGTTCTCTCTAACCTCGGGCGGCAACGGTTCCACCGATATGGACGCGACCGCGCCGCTCACTACCGGCTCGATCACGATCCCATCGAACGGAGGATTTATTGCGACCGCTGCCGGCGCAAACAATAATAGCACCAAAACTTGGGCGAACGCGACCGAAGATTTGGACGCCGACGTTACGGGTTTTCGGCATACAACGGCGACTAGGACAACAAGCGGCACGGTAACGGTAACGTGTACCGGTACCGTCAATGCCGAAGATGGCGCTATGTCATGGGTCATTCTGACCCCCGGCACATTCGTCAACCCAAACGCCGGGAGCTACAGCCTCACCGGCACCGACGCAACGCCAAAGCTCGGGAAGGTCATAACGGCAGAAGCTGGAAGCTACACGCTCACCGGCACCGCAGCGACCCAGAAAAAGGGACAGGTCATCGCGGCTGGGGCGGGGAGCTATTTCCTCGCTGGCACTGATGCAACGCCGAAGCAGGCTAGGGTCGTCACGGCAAGCGGCGGTTCTTATGCGCTGACCGGCACCGACGCGAGCCCAAAACGCGGGTTTGTGGTAGCTGCTGGGGCCGGTTCCTACGTCCTGACCGGCACGGATGCCGACCTGATCTATACGTCGGCCGGCGGGTATACGATTGTTGCCGGGGGTGGCGTCTATACCCTAAGCGGCACCAATGCCGGGATTGTGCATGGATGGCGCGTCGCGGGCTCGTCCGGTTCCTATTTGTTGACCGGGACCGATGCGGCATTAACCGCCGCCACGGTTACCGCCCAAACACAGACAGCCGGCGGCGGATGGGAGTGGTTGAACAACCTAAACCCGCCTATCAGGCGGCCCTCAGATGAAGCCGATGAGACGGAACAACCAAGGCGCAAGAGAAAGCGCAAAAGCCGGAAACAAAAACCCGCCGCCCAGATTATCCTTGAGACTGACGCCGGCGATGTTGAAACAGGAATTGTGCCAATCCGCCCCGCCAATGACGTTCTGGCGCGGCTTGGTCGGCAGATGAAATTCGCAGAGGCGGCGCGGGCCGAAAGGTTCCGCCGCATGGCAATCGCAGATGATGAATGGATGATGACGGCGTGAACACATGGCTACACTGACTTTTAACGTCAACGTTCCCGATGCCGAGGTGCCGCGCGTAGTCGCGGCGCTTCGGTATGGTTTCGGCCAGCCGGCTGCAACACAGGCTCAACTTGTTGAGCTTGTCCGCCAGGACGTGCGCGACAAGCTGATTTCCATGGTCCGAACCTACGAAACACTGAAAAAGCGCGAGACGGCAAACGATCCCGTTTCCGCGCTTCCCGCAACCTAATTCCGGCAATAACGCCGGATTGCAGCGCCGTGAGGCGCCGCCCCTCCCAGCGAGCAAGCTGAAAGGCACTCCAGATGGAAACTACCGACCAGACCGCTCCGACACCGGAAACCGTTGCTGAAACCAACGCCCAGACGCCGGAGGTCGGAAACACCGAAGAACCGAACCAGGCCGAAACGCCCGAAGAAGGCGACGAGCAGGAAGGCCAGGAAGAGTTCATCGACATTGAGCAGAACGGGAAAACCTACAAGGTCCCCAAGTCGCTCGAAAGCCTTCTTATGTTCCAGAAGGACTACACGCAGAAAACGCAAACCCTAGCAGAGCAGCGCCGTGATCTTGAAGCCACGCGCCAAGCGACGGAATGGGAAGCGGGAACAAAGGCCGCGCTGTTCAGGGAGGAAGCCCAGGCTTTTGCCCTGGATCAAAGGCTGGAACAGTTCGCTAACGTGAACTGGCCGGCCCTGGCCCAGCAGGACATGCAGCGTTATGCGTCGTTGCAGGCCGAATATACGCAGTTAAGGGATGCCCGCTCCAAGATCGGAGAAGCCATCGACGGGCGTCGAGCCGAATTGATTGAGAACCGCGAGCGCCAGACCGCCACCGCGCTTCACAAGGCAATGGAGCACCTAAGCAAACCCAAGCCCGATATGGGCTGGGATGGCAAGTTTGACATGGCCAAGCGAGAAAGTCTGACCAAGTTTGGTCTGCAACTCGGGTTCACGGACGAGGAACTTTCCAACACGTCCCATCCCTTGATGGTGCAGACCCTGAACCTCGCTAGGATTGGCTATGAGAGCTTGAAGGCAAAATCCGCAAGCCTCAAACAGCAGCAGGAGGCGAAGCCCATTACCGTAGTTGCCAGCGGCAAGACACGGACAGGGCCGGCAAACCCCGACAAGCTGCCCATGAACGAGTGGATCAAATGGCGCGAAAAGCAAGTCAGCAATTCGCGCAAATGACCCGCTAAAACTCAATCTGGACCGCCGTGATGGCGGACCTATCCCAATGAAGGAAAGAAGAAATGGCTAACACCATTCTGACGCCGACTGCGGTGACGCGTGAAGCTCTCCGCATTCTGCACAATAAGGCGATGTTCATCGGCACGATCAACCGCCAGTATGACGATTCTTTCGCCAAATCCGGCGCGAAGATCGGCAACTCGCTGAAGGTCAGGCTCCCGAACCAGTATACCGTCCGCACGGGCGCGACCCTGAATGTTCAGGACACGACCGAATCCTCGACGACCCTGACCGTCAGCACCCAGAAGGGCGTTGACTTCAAGTTTACGTCCGAGGAATTGACCATGGACTTGCAGGACTTCTCGGATCGCATCCTTGAGCCTGCCATGTCCGTTCTCGCCGCCAACATCGAGGCCGACGCCTATTCGATGTACAAGGACGTATACAACTTCGTTGACAGCGATGGTGCTGCCCTCGATCTGTATGACATTCTCGACGGCCGCCGTTACCTCAACGACAACTTGACGCCGATTGACGACAACCGGACGGCGATGCTGTCCACCGTCCATTCGGCCAAGCTCGTCAATGACGTGAAGGCCCTGTTCCACGATAGCGCCGCCATCAAGCAGCAGTATCGTGAGGGCAAGATCGGCCGTACTGCCGGGTTCGATTTCTACGAAAACCCGATCCTTGGCAAGCATACGACCGGCACGGCCGCTTCCGGCGATACCGGGTACAACGTCAACGGGGCGAGCCAGTCCGGCGCGGCCCTGACTGTTGACACGGGCTCGACCACGTTCCTCATCGGCGACGTTATCACCATCGCCGGCTGCAACGCGGTTCACCCGGAAACCAAGGCGGACCTGGGGTATCTCCAGCGTTTCGTCATCACGGCGAACAGCGGAGCGAGCGCAACCACGCTCAACATCTCGCCGGCCATCGTCACGTCCGGGGCGACCCAGAACGTGTCGGCGGCTCCGACGAACGGCGGCGCGATTTCCAAGCTGGGCGGCGGCAACGCGGCCACGCTCGACAACTCGATGCTGTATCACAAGAACGCCTTCACGTTTGCGACGGCTGACCTTGTGATGCCGCAGGGTGTCGATTTCGCCGCCCGCGAGGTCATGGACGGCATCTCGATCCGCGTGGTTCGGGCCTACGACATCAACAACGATGCGTTCCCGTGCCGTCTCGACGTTCTCTATGGCTACAAGACGCTTCGGCCCGAAATGGCCGTTCGCGTCCACGCCGACGGCTAACGTCACCGGCCCCGCCGCATAACGTGGCGGGGCTTCCATCTAACGAAACCAAAGGAGAAGTACCATGGCAGTTGGCCAGTACCTCGGCGACGGAAACACCGACGGCTCGTCCTTCGGCTCCGCCACGACCGAGAAGATTTCGTTCTACGGCGTCACGCCTGTTGTTCAGCCGTCCGTGACCGCCATCGGCACCACGACCATTTCCCAGGTTGCGACCTCGGGCAAGTGGGCGTTTGCGTCCTCGACCGCCGCGCAGGCTTTCGTGGCCAGCGTCCGGTCCATCCAGGACAAGCTGGAAACCCTGGGCTTGATCGCCCAGTCGTAATGCCGACAACGCACCTGATAAGCACGGGGCGGGCTCATGGTCCGCTCCGTGTCCTCATCGCCCTGCCGGTCTATTCCGGCGCACTTGGGGCGCAAACAATGAAATCCCTATTTCCTGCCATGCAACGGCTTGATGACGCCGGCATTGGCTGGGAGGTTGCCATCGAGGAGGGCAATTGCCACGTCGATGACGCGCGAAACAGCCTTGTGAGGCGGCTTTTGCTGGGAGAATGTACTGATCTTGTGTTCATTGATGCCGATGTCGGGTTCGATGCGTCGGCCTTGGTGGAACTTGTCAATCTTGACCGCGACATTGTGGCCGGCGTCTATCCAAAAAAGAGCTTTTCCGAGGGCTTCCCTGTCATGGGGCTGCCCGGCGAGCGGTGGAGCGACGCCGAGGGGCTTGTCGAGGTTCAGGGAGCCCCAACCGGGTTCATGAAGATCAAGCGGCGGGTTCTGGAAAGCCTCCGCGACAGGGAAAAGGCCCGCGCTTTCATCGGGGCGGGCGGGAACATGGGCGATGAGCCCTATCATCCTATTTTCGAGCGCACAATTGCCAATGGCCGCAGATGGTCCGGCGATTATGCGTTCTGCATCAAGGCCCGCAATGCCGGGTTCAAGGTTTGGGTCAACCCGGAATGGCGCTTCACCCATGAGGGGAACCACGTCTGGGAGGGAACGCTAGGCGATTTCTGGCGCAAGGAAGCCAGGATCGAAAGCCCGAAACTGATGGCGGCCATTCGGCGCCTGCGGGGCGGCGATGCGTCGTTTGAGGCGTTTGTTGCCCTGGCTCAAGCATGGGCGAACCCGTCTGCGGCTCTTCCCGACATGCTTCAGGCCGTTTGGGCGGCTTCCGTGGCCGCCAATGGCTGGGCAATTGAGGCTGGTTCCGGTCTGACAACAATCGTCGCAGGAATTGCGGCGGAAAGGACCGGCAATCTCCGCATTATCGCCCTCGAAAGCGACATGCGCTGGCATGACCGGCTTACCGGCCTGCTGAAAGTGGCGGAAATCGGCACGGTTGAACTTCTATATGCCCCTCTCAAGCGGGCCGATGGGTTTGTCTGGTACAATGCGGATGCGGCGTTCCCCGGCAAGTTCGCGCTTGCCATCTGCGACGGCCCGAACCGTGACTATGGCCGGGCCGGGCTTTGGAACGTCCTAGGCGACAGCATTCGCCACGCGACGTGGATCGTTGACGACGTTCAGGACAAGACACAACTCGATATGGTCAATGATTTTGCCGACGCCTACGGGCGCAAGATCAAGGTTCTCGGCGACGCCGGGAACAAGCAATTCGCCATCTGCATGGGTGACCAATGACGACATATGCGACAATGCGGACGCGGATCGCCGACGAACTCGCCAACGACGGCGACATTACCTCGGCGCAGATCAACTACGCCATTCTTGACACAATCAAGCAGTACGAGCGGACGCCGTGGTGGTGGAACGAGAAAACCGCCACGATGTCGACCGTCAACGCCCAGGAATACTATTCATCGTCCGACCTGTCCGACATTCCCGACATCGTGCGGATCGTGTCGGCGCTTGTGACCGAGAACAGCCTTAAGCGGCCGTTGATTCCGTATGAGTTCAGCCAGATTGACGACGTGCAGGACGGGTCGATGACCGGGTGCCCGGAAGCCTACGCCCTGTTCAAGGAAAACATCCGCCTGTATCCGATCCCGGATGCCGTATACACTGTGACGCTGGCGTATATCTATCGGTTGACGGCGCTTTCCGCCGACGGCGACAGCAACGCATGGACAACGGACGCCGAGGAACTGATCCGGCAAGGGGCAAAGCGCCGGATTGCGCTTAACTATCTCCACGCCGATGACCTCGCCGGCCGGTGCGCTGTCATGGAGCGGGAGGCGTTTGCGGAATTGCAGGCCGAAAACCGCCGCCGCCGGCCCAACACAAGATTGAAAATCCCGGCGATGTTGTCGCGCGGCGGTTTCAACATCAACGCAGGATAGCCGATGATTCCGTTCGCACCATGGCTTCCCGATATTGCGGCGTTTGACACGCGGGCCTCGCACGAGGCCCAGAACGTCATCCCGTCCGCGTCCGGGTTTCGTCCGTTCGCCGGGTTTCAGAATGTTGCCTCCGCCATTACGGCGCGGGCGCAGGGTGCGGTTTCTGTTCGGTCTATCTCCGGGACGATTTACAATTTCTGCGGCGACGCGACGAAACTGTATCTCATGGATTCGAACGGGCTTGCATGGTCCGACGTGTCGAGGGTTTCGGGGGGCGCCTATAGCACGGCCACGGACGCCGCGTGGCGGTTTTCCCAATATGGGAACTACATCACCGCCTTGAACGGCAACGACGCCGCGCAGGTTTTTGAACTTGGCACCTCAACGAATTTCGCCGCCTTGGGCGGATCGGCGCCTGCCGGCAAGTTCCCCGGCACCATTCGTGAGTTCGGCGTGATCGCCAGCACGTCCGTTGCCAACAACCGCATCACATGGTCCGCCATTGGCGACATTTCCGATTGGGTGGCGAGCGCCACGACGCTTTCGGACAGCCAGGACTTCCCCGAGGGCGGCTCGATCATGGGCTTTGTCGGCGGCGAGTATGGTATCGTTTTTCAGGAACGCGCAATTCAGCGCATGACGTTTGAAGGACCGCCCACGGCCTTTCGGTTTGACAAGATCACGGCTGCCTTGGGTTGCCGCGCCGAAGGCTCCATCGCGGCCTACGAAAGCATGACCTTCTTTCTCGCCGATGACGGCTTTTATATGCTTCGAGGCGGCGCCGAACTTGTGCCAATCGGGTCCGAAAAGGTTGACCGCTGGATCGAAACCAATCTCGACGCTTCGCAGCTCTATCGTGTCTCATCGGCCATTGATCCGATCAACAAGATTTACGTCATGGGTTTCCCGTCAGTCGGAGCCGGGAACCCGGATAGCCTTATCGTGTATCACTGGCCAACCGGCCAATGGGCGCGGGCGAGCGTTGACCACGAGATCGTCTATACGGCTTCGACGCAAAGCACGTACACGATTGATGGAATGGATGCCGTGTCGGCCACCATCGACGGCCTGCCATTCCCGGTCGATAGCCGGTTCTGGACCGGATCGGGGAGGTTGTTGCTTTCCGGTTTCGACACTTCACATAGGCAAGGGTTCTTTTCCGGCAGCAATCTCGCCGCCGCGATTGAAACCGGCGACAACCAGGCAGCGGAAGGCCGCAGGAGCCTTTTCCGAGGGCTTCGGCCAATCGTGGAAGGCTCGTCTGTCACGCCATCTCTCACCGTTGGAAGTCGTGACCACCTGACCGAATCCGTCACTTATGGCTCGCCGGTTCCCATCAATTCCTACGGCTGGTGCAATGCACGGACGCAGGCCCGCTATCACCGGGCGAAGATTACAATTCCCGCCGCCTCCGCATGGAATTTTGCGCGGGGCGTCGACGATCTGAAACTGTCCCTCATGGGGAGACGATAAATGGCGAAGAAGATGCGAAAGAAACCGCGCAAGGCCCCCGGCCTTCTGGGCCACGTCACGGCCCCAAGGTATTACGACCCGCCCGGCCCCGCTCCACGTGAAACATTGGCCTATTTGAGCGCCGCCGAAAAAATGGCGCTTCTGGGCATGACGGATGGAAGGGCCAATCGCGGCCCTCGGGGCATCCCGTCTTTCGCCGACGACAGCGCGTCGAGCATGGGGGTTTCTCGTGGTGATGCTTCGCAGGGAACGATAGGCTCTGGTTCAGACCCTGGACCGAATGGCGGGTCTATCAGCAGATCGTCCGGCGGCAGCTCTCCTAGCAATGCCGGGGGCGGCGGAAGTCCAAGTGGGATGAGTGGCGGCGCTCTCAATTCGCGCCTTGGCGGGTCGCTCGCCGCGAACTTCGGCATGAACTTCAACCCAGGCTCGCCAGGCTACGGGTCAACATTGCCTGGTTCCTTCGGCTATCCGGCCTCCGGCCCGTCGCAGTTTTCAAAGGACAACGCCGCCCAAATGGCGGCGATGAAGGCCGAGCGCGAGGCATTGCAGAGAATGGTTGGATTTACAAATGCCGGCGCGTTCCCGTCCGTTCCTCTCGGCGGGTTCCCGGCGGCCTCGACCACACCATCCGCGTTTGCAGGCGCGTTCCCATCGGACCCGAGGCTTGGAATTGACCCGAAGGGGATTTCCAACCTTCCCGGACTATCTGGTCCAAACATGGGATTAGGGGAAAATCCGGCGCAACCCGGAAACTACACCGACCCAACAAACCGCATTAGCGGGGTTTATTCTGCGTTTGGCACTATGCCGGGGAGCGCGTTTTCAAACACGGATTACACGGGTCTGAACGTCAACCCGACATTGGGGGCAATGAACCCACCGGCCCAAAGCACCGGTCCGGTTGTTCAGGTTGGGCCGGGGGGGTTGGTTTTTAACGGCGGGCGGCTGGCAATGGATATGCCGGGGCAGGGGATGCTCGACGTCCCGGTATCGAATAAAGCGGCCCAAATAGTTGCGGCGGCCCCAACAAGGGAGGCCGCAATCAATGGGCTGGTTGGGCTTGGCATGGCCAGAGACACGGCGGAACAGTATGTAGGCCCGGGAAGTGTTGCTGGCCCCCCGGAATATGGGCCACTGAAGTCTACCAAATATCAAGACAGAGTTCCTCCAGAAAGACTGGCAATAGACATGCCGGGCCTTGGCCCGCTTGATGTTCCTGGCGGAATAACCGATCCAACCTCAATGCCGTCATATAGCGGCCCATTTACGCCAGACGAGAGGCAAGGGACAAGTTTCCCATCGACGCCGGCAAGCCCACCCATCGATGCGCCCCGAGGTGGTTTCGCAGGGGATTATTCTCCATCTTCGCCTTCTCCCGAAGGCGGGCGGGATGCCCCACCGGACCAAAATATTGACATGAACAAAGTGGTAAATGATCTTGACAGGCTAAACAATTTCGCCAGAATGAATTACGAGCGTGTGCAACGAGCCATTGGCAATCGTGACCCGAACGGCGCATTTGGCGGACAGTTTGCCGGCGGCGGTAGCGGATTAAACCGTGGGCGACGGCCAATTCAGCCGCCAACGCCGCCCACAATGCCAAGCACGGAAGAGTTAAACTCAATCTATCTGGCGTTGCAAGCAGCGGGGGCAACCCCAGACGAGCTTGCCGCCGTTCTCGCAATGATGAACAGGTGACACATGGGCGGAAGCGCGACAGGAGCCAGTGACAGAATGTCGGCGATGAGCGGGATGCGCGACCCAAGCGGAAAATGGGGTGGCGTCATGCCGTATGGGGGCGGCCGGCCGGATAGAAATTCCGCCGGCAGGCCACCGGGTTTTGCCGGCGACGACCCGCCCGCGCCGGGGACGGGCGGCAATTCAGGAGGGGAGCAATCCCACGATCTGGACTGGCTAAAGGCCCTCGCCGAGAAATATGGGATTCCATGGCCCGGCGGCGGGTCAGGGGGGGCCGGGGGGACCGGCGGAACGGGAGGAACGGCCCCACAGACGCTTGCATGGTCATTCCCGCAATACAGCCAGACGTGGGCTTTCACTCCGCCGGCCCCGGTCTATCCATCATTGCCACCCCCGTTCAACAAGGACACATACGCGGCCGACCCGAAGAAAAAAAAGAAATACGGGCAGGAAACATGAACATAGACCGCCGTCTGATAGAGCCGCTTCTAGCCGAGATTTTCCCATCGGTTGTAGGGGCATCGAGTGACGAATGGCACTTCTTCCTCGACAAGCTGACCAAAATGGAAACGCCTATTTCCATGTCCAATGGCGAGGCTTTCGACCGATGGCGGGCCGCTCTTTCCGGGCTTGGCTATCCGGTCAACGCCCATTCCGAACGTCGGGCAGCAACGGCCAAACAGGCCGCCAAGAGGATGCTTGAGGACGAAAGAAAGCGGGCGGCCTCTCTTTCCGTGACCCTTGATGCGTCACGCCGGGAGGCACCGGACTGGCCGGTTGCGGAAGTTTTGGCCAGCGTGAACGGGTGACGACCAATGGCCGTTCGCCCGTTCCTACATCTTCCGCCGCCACCGCGCGACCCAGAGGGAAGAAGGCTATGGGAGGTTGTCGCCCAGACAAGGCGCGGCAAGATCGACGCCGTAACTACGCTAACGCTCACGGCGGGGGCGGCTTCCAGCGTCCTGAACTTCAAGGGCCTGTCCCCGCAATCGGTTGTCGTCTTTGACCCCAAGACGGCCAACGCGGCAGCGGAGTTGTACGGCGGGACCATGTATGCGCTGACGGCGAACAGAGGAAACGACCAGTGGACAATAACCCACGCGAACAACGGCCAGACGGACAGGACATTCCAGGTTCTGATAATGGGTTGATGCAGGTCAAATGCTCTGGTGTTCCGATTGAAAAGATCGGCATGGTTTGGAGCCAGGCAATGCCGCTTTTGGTTCCCGCTCTTGGCGAGGGAGAGTTAATTGAAACTGTCATTCACCGATTGTTTCTTGGTTCTGCGCAATTATGGGTGGCCGCCGACGGAAACAGGCTTTGCGCCGCCTGTGTGACAGAAATTCCGATTCGTAACAAGCGGAAATATTGCAACATCTGGCTTGCCGGTGGTTCCGGCCTCAATAATTGGCTTTCGTACCTTCCAAGGGTCGAAGAATGGGCTAGGGCGAACGGATGCCACGCAATGCTGATTGAAAAGGCAAGGATCGGCTGGAAGCGGATTTTGCCTGACTACAAGACAAAGACCATTCAGATGGTCAAGGAGTTGTGACATGGGCGGAAGCACCACGCAAAAAACGACACAGACAAGTTCTCCGTGGGACGAGCAGGTTCCGTATCTGAAGTACGGATTTGATGAGGCCGCCAGGCTCTATCAGACGCCGGGTCCGCAATACTATCCCGGCTCGACGGTCGCGCCGTTTTCGGCGGAACAGAACCAGTCGTTCGAGCTTGGCTCGCAGAGGGCGCTTGCCGGAAACCAGACAATGAAGGGCGCGGAACAATTCACGCAGAACGTTCTCGGCGGAAACTATCTTAACAACAACCCCTACAACGATCAGGTGTTCCAGAACATCCAATCCAAGGTCATGCCGGCCGTCAACAGCAATTTCATGGGTGCCGGCCGCTATGGTTCCGGACTTCACGGCGACACGATGACAAGGGCATTGACTGAAAGCTATGCGCCGTTTGCTGCGTCTCAATACGAAAGCGGGCTCAACCGCATGGGGCAGGCCGCCGCCATGGCGCCGACTTTCGCGGCGAACGATTACGCCGATCTTTCCGTGCTTGAGGGCATTGGCAGGTCCAAGCAGGGCCTTGCGCAGCAGGAGCTCGACGACGCCAAGGCAAGATGGGATTACTACGGGCAACTCCCATACAACAAGATGGGCCAGTTCCTGAACAACATCGGCGGGAACTATGGCGGCACGGTTGTTGGAAGCCAGCCGGGACCAAGCATGTTCCAGCAGGTTGCCGGCGCCGGTCTTGGCCTTCTCGGCCTTTACATGGGCCTCTAGGAGACATCCACGATGGCTAACAATATTTTGACCAGCCTTCTCGGGCAAACTTCGTCATCTCCAACGTCGGCATTTTTGGGCGATATGTATGACCCAGAGGCCGCCCGCAAGCGTCGGATTGGCGATTTTCTCGCTGCCCTCGGCGCTGGGCTTATGACCAATAAGCAAATTGGCCCATCGCTTGGCCAGGCTTTCGAGGCATCTCGACAGGCCGGACAGGATTATCGGCAAGAGGCAATGGACGCCTATCGGATGCGTCTTGCCCAACAGGAGCGGACCCGCGATGACCAGCGGTGGCAGTGGGAACAGGACAAGATAAGGGCCGAACAGGAACAGCAGGACAAGCTGCGCAATGTCGTTGCCGGCGCTTTTGCCAATTCCAGCGCCGGCGCTCCGGGCGCTCCGAACTATGCCGGCGCATCGAGCGGATACAACCCGCAAACGGCTGCCGCGAAGCCGTACTATGACGCTGGCATGTATCCAGAGGCGTTTGATGTTCTGTATGGTTCCAAGGCCAATCAACAGGCCCCGAACGTCCAGAAGTTCTATGACGACAAGGGCCAGGAATATTACGCGCAATGGACCAACGGCAAATGGCAACAGGTCGGCGGGGCGAAGCCGCAGTCTGGCGGGATCACATATACCGACGCGCAGGGCAACACGTTCCAGATCGGCGGGACCGGCAAGCCATTGACGGAAGGCCAGTCGAAAGACACGGGCTTTGCCGTTCGCGCTGAGGGGGCCAATAAGATATTGACCCAATATCAGAACAACTTGACAGATTTCGGGAAATCAAATCTCGGAGAACTTCCTCTAGTTGGAAACTACATCAAAGGAGCAGGCGGGCCTGAATATCAAATGGCCGAACAGGCGGGGAATGAATTTCTGACCGCCTTTCTCCGCAAGGATTCTGGCGCGACGATTACACCGGCAGAAGAGGCGTTGTACGGCAGAATATTTTTGCCGCGCCCTGGGGATACAAAGGAAGTGATCGCTCAAAAAGAAGTTGCTCGTATTCGAGCCCTCGCCGGTATCAATGCCGGGCTTCCTCCGCTTGCCATCCTTGAAAAGGAAAAGGCCCTCGCCTCTGTCCCGCAATCTCAAACCGCAGAACAGCCAAACCAACCGGCACAACAAAACATCGGTGGGTCTGTGGAATTTAACTGGACGCCAGATGGGGGACTCCAATGACGGTAAAGGTCAACGGGCCAGACGGTTTGGTTGTGAATTTCCCGGACGGAACCGACCGGGAGACGATCAACCGCGTTATGTCGGAAGCCTATGCCAAAATGAAACAGGGCAACGCAAAAGGCATTCCGCTTTCAGAAGTGCCGCGAATGGCATTGCAAAATGCGCCGGCCAGCGCGAGGCAGTTTGTCGGCGGAATGGTCGATATGGTCGTTCACCCCGTAGAAACGATCCAAGGGGCGCAGCGCACCGTGGGCGATCTTGCCGACAGGTGGTTAAACTTGCCGGCGGCCAACGCCTGGCTTGCCGATCGCGGCCTTGCGACAAAGCGTGACCCCGCCGAAGTTCAGGCGTCCGCCGAACGCGGCGAGGCGGTCACTGGGCTTTTAAAAGACCGCTGGGGCGGCTGGGAGAATATCAAGCGCACCCTTGCAACCGACCCCGTCGGCGCCGCTGCGGACGCCTCAATGATCCTGACAGGAGGTGGCGGAGCTCTTGCTCGCGCTCCCGGCATATTGGGAAGGACTGGCCGTGCCGTGGCCGCAACTGGACGCGCCCTTGATCCTGTTGTGGCCACCGGGAAAGTGGCAAAGGGTGCGCTTGCAACAGCGTCACTTCCTGTTGGGCTTCTGACTGGAACCGGCCCGCAGACACTCATCGAGGCGTACAAGGCGGGAAGTACCGGAGGAGAACGCGGTCGCATTTTCCGGGGCAACATGCGCGGGAAAATCCCGCAAACCGATGTTGTCGATGAGGCGCGAGGGGCTATTCAGAACATAAGCGACGCGAGAAACGCAAGATACGTACAGAAAATGACCGACGTAAGGGCATCGCAAAAGATCGTCGATGTTTCCCCCATCATTACCGAGTTCAACAATCAGGTCGCGTCTCTAAAGCAAGGCGGTTTCGTTGTGAGCCCGGATGGCATCAAGGCCCTCGACAAGGTTGCCGGGGTTATCATTGAACGCCTCAAGACGCCGGATGGGCGTTCTCCTGCGGCGATGGATGCCTTGAAAAGGCGAATTGACGACATGATGCCGCCAATCACCGAAGCAAACAAAAATGTCGTTCGTGTTTTGACGGCCATGCGGAACAAAGTCAAATCCGAAATCATCCGGCAGGTTCCTGAATACAAGGAAATTATGGCCAACTATGAAGCCAGCAAGGCGGCGCAGACAGAAATCGAACGCAGCCTTTCGCTCGGCAAGAAAAACACAAAAGACACCGCACTTAGAAATTTGCAGTCCATTACACGAAACAATGCAAACACGAATTATGGTTCCCGTCTTTCATCCGCCGAGATACTTGCGCGTGAGGGTGCCAGAGAATTATTTCCGGCCCTTGCCGGGCAAAGTCTATCCAGCATCTATCCACGCGACCTAGCAAAAACCGTTGTAACTGCCGCCACAGTCGGCGGGGCTCCGGCCGCGCTTCTTAATCCGGCGGCTGCGGCGACGGCCATCCCGGCTATTTTGCTTTCATCACCCAGGTTTTCCGGCGAACTGGCGCACAAGTTGGGGCAGGGGGCAAGATGGGGCCGCCCCGTCGGCAAGGGCTTGCTTGGCTCTTATCTACTCAATCGCGGACAAGAATAGGAAACGGCCATGCCCGAGATCGGCAACACAAGCGTCTTTTCGCAGACCGACGCAAACAACAACAGCGGCACCGCGCCTTCGTGGTCCGGTTCCGCCGCGCCGTCAACACTCGACGACGCTGGCCGCGCCATCCAGGGCGCAATCACGCGCGAATGGAACTGGCGCAACTTCACCCTCACGGCGGCGGGGACGGCAGACGTCAAGACGCTGACCTATTCCGTCGCGCCAGCAGCTTACTACAACGGCCAGCGGTTCGCCTTCATCGCCAATACCACGAATACCGGGTCGGCCACGCTCAACGTCAACTCGGTGGGCGCCAAGACGATCAAATCCATGATGACCGGTTCGCTTGTCAATCTGGCGGCGTCCGACATGGTTTCCGGCATGTATGTCGAAGTCGCCTATAACACAGCAAACGACTGTTTTGTCTGGATCAACCAAAAACCTGTAACGGTTCCGTTCACGGCGGCTTCCGCATCCGGCGCGGCATCGCTTGCTTTTGCCGAGGACACAGACAACGGAACGAATGTTGCCACGCTCCAGGGGGCGGCGAGCCTTTCCGGCGACATTACCCTGACCCTGCCCTCCGCTGCTGGCACCATCGCCAACACTTCGGATTTCATCGGGCAGCAGACAATATGGGTTCCCGCCGCCGCAATGACGGCCAGGACCACAAACGGCGCCGCTTCCGGGTCCGTCGAGACGACGACAAACAAGGTCATGTTGTCAACGCTCGACTTCGACGCAACGACTGCGGAATACGCCCAGTTTGCAATTCAGATGCCCAAGGGATGGGATGAATCGACAATCATCTGCCAATTCGTTTGGTCGCATCCATCCACCACCACCAACTTTGGAGTTGCCTTTGAGCTTGCCGCCGTTGCCTTTGCCGACGATGACGCTGCCGACACGGCATTCGGAACCGCCGTCACCGTAACCGATACGGGCGGAACGACGGATGATATTTACATTTCAGCAGAAAGTTCGGCTATGACCGTGGCCGGTTCTCCGGGGGCGGAAGAATATGTTGTGTTTCAGGTAAACCGCGCCCCGGCCAATGGCAGCGACACAATGGCCGTTGACGCCCGCTTGCACGGCGTGAAGGTTCATTATACCATCAATGCCGCTAAGGACGACTAACGATGCTCAGGGCAACGCAATTGATTGGGTTTGTGGCGAAAAAAAGAACTCCACCAACAATAAACTACGTTACAAAATCCTTCGATACATCCAACGCCACAAGTTACTCCTATTCGTCCCTGTCTATCGGCGCTGAGAGTTCTGACAGATTAGTCATTGCAGTTATGACCAATCACAACGGCTCAAGCACGGCAGTCAGGACTTTGAGTTCCTGCACGATTGGCGGAGTTTCAGCAACGGTTGCAGGAACGGATGGGCATGGCGCCGCTGGCGGCGCTTCTGTCGGTTGGGGGGTGGCGTATCTATTGGTGGCGTCAGGAACCACCGCGACAATCGACTTTACTTTAAGTGGGGGAGTGTCAAACTGTTTGTGTTCTGTATATACCGTCACAGGCTGGTCCTCTCAAGCTCCGACAGTTTATTCAGACACGGCCAGAGTGATTGAAATTGCTCTTGGCAGCCATCCTAACGGCGCGGCACTTGGCGCCGCTGTCCACAATACCTCCGACCAGACTTACACAACGAGTTCCACTGGTTCTGTTCAACCTACCATTGTCGCAACAGATGCGCATGGTTCAGAAGCCGGGTACTCCGCATTGATTAGCCTGACAAATGCGTCTGGCTCTCCAACCGTTTCGATTACCTCCTCCTCGTCGACCACCAACGAAGCCGGGTTTGTGGCAGTTTGGGAGTAATGACAATGTGGACCTGGAAATCCCGTTCACACCTCGTCGACGCTCATTTCCACATCCCACTGTTTGCGGCCTATGGCGCGGCGGCATGGCTGTCGATTGTATTGCTCCCGCCGCTGATTGCCTCCGCCTGCATCGCGTTTCTCGTGGGCTACATCCGCGAGGTCACGCAGGTTCAACAGAAGCACTATGACAACGTGATATTCTACGGCTGGTTCGCGGCGTTCAATTTCGAGTGCCTATATCCGGGTGCAATCCTGATTATCGCGGCAATCGCCAGCGAAATCGCTGGTTAGGGCTTAACAACAACTCCACAAGGTTTTCAGATGACAAGCGATGGCGAGCGAATTGCGGTTCTTGAGGCGAATCAAAGGCACATGCACGATAAAATAGACGCCATGGCCGAACAACTGCAGGAGGTTCATGACCTTTTGTTGAAGGCCAAAGGAGCCAAATGGGCAATCATCGGACTTGCCACTTTGGGCGGTTTCGTGTCGGCGAAGATCGGGGCCGCCGCAGCATTATTTGGAATGTCGTTCGGAAAATGATATAGGAGGCCACCATGCGCCGTTTTCTCGCCGCCGTGCTTTTTTTCGCATTTGCCGGAACGGCCATCGCCGCCGACAAGACCTGCCTTCTCGGCGACCGGCAGGAGTTCTTCGATTCCGTCAAGACGCTCAACCCGAAAATCTACCGCGCCACGCCAAAGGCGCTGGCCACGATCCTCGACAAGATCAACGCTCCCCGCCTCGCTGCCAAGTCCTACGCGTTGGAAGCCGACGAATTGTATCTAGGCGTTTTCACAACGAAACAGGGAACCGTCATGGCCGGCATTGTCATGTTCAAGGATGGGTGCATCGTGCCGGGGACCGTCACGAGTATGAACATCGAACAGTGGGCCGCCTTCATGGAAATGATCGGCCTGAAGCGCGAGGATTTCTATGACCTCAAGGAGGCGACCTCGTGAAAACCTCGATTGCCGGAATTGAGGCCATCGCCAAGCACGAAGGCTTGAGGCTCCGGGCCTATCCAGACCCGGCAACGGGCGGCGAGCCGTGGACGATTGGCTACGGCCATACCAGCGCCGCTGGGCTTCCAAAGGTCTTGCGGGGCATGGTCATCACCAAGGAACGGGCGCGGGAAATCCTCGCCAATGATCTGGTGAAATTT